TTTTCAACCTCTAGGATTGTAGGAGGGGATTTTCTCCTGCGCTGAGCATGTGAGCAATAAGAGTCTCAAAATCATGAGATTCTTCTGGCTTCATTATCCAGCGATCCCTAACTACCATGGTCATACGTCCTACATTGGAACGGAACCCATCATCAGGTAACACCCGATGTTGAGTCGATTCGAACCAATGTCGCAACCGTATGCTCTCGTCCTGAAGTCTCTCCTTGTAACGAATGGTAAAGTCACTGACTCTACATTCAGTACGCTGGAGACTTCTACACCATCTCTTCTTCAAATGATAATTGGTATAATTATCAGAATGAAGACCAGATGGAGAGAAGAGTGCCTTTATACCAAGAGTTCGCAATTTTCGCACGAAAAACGTGCGTAGATTACGATACCCCTTGGCGTAAGCGGCATTCGAGAGCTGTACGAGTCGCGCAGTATGAACATCACTGCGAGGGTCATTGTATTTCCGACTAATACGCATTGGCGTAACGTCGAATCCGTCACAAAACTCGGCTCCGCATGACTCACGGAACCAACATTTTGAATCGGAGAAGGTTTTACTCGTATTCACTCTGAATCCGAGATCACCTAGAATACAAGTGACCTGATCGACACATTGTGTCGGTACAATGATGTCGTCCCCGTAGACAGAATAGTCTCCAGGGACACCATGATCCAGAGTTACGCATTGACAGATGGAGGCGAAGATAATCGTCTGAATGGGAAAGCAAAGTGCTGAACCCATTGGGGCGAACTTCTTCAGCTTTAATCTCCGTCCGTCAGGCAATACCGTTTCGCGGGAACGGGTTGCTACAATATATCGTAGCAATTTCGTACCCTTGAAAAGGTATTTAACCAAAGCGTAACTTACCGAGTCGCTGGCCGCACTAAGATCAATTGTCGCATAATTGCGACGAATCGATCCAATACGGGCCAGCTCTGTGTTTCGTCTTTGTTCGTGAAAACCAATACGGTTCCGCAAGAACTTGGAACGAGACACAACCCTGTCAATCTCTCCCCAGACTCCTTGTTGGCAATATTGCAACGTGGAGGGTTCCTTGGATATCGTCCTGAAAGTTTTATAACTTTTCGGAACGAATATCGTTTCGGAAGTTCTGTCCAATTTAGACAGAACGGAGTGTTGACACCACCAAGGAGAGCCGAAGGCATACTCGAGCAATGGGTCTGTAGCTAAGTTTTTATACTTGCTACATAAAGATTTATCTCGTGTACCCGCGACTGCTCCCGGACCGTGCCGGAACGTGATATTGACAGGGTCAAAGGGTTTCATCCAAGCGCGTATATAACTACGCATTCTTGGAAGGACGACCGACTCTGACAGTGGAAGAATGGATTCTTCCACGGCACAATAGTCGTCAAGGCACTGCTGTGTAAGGTCGATATCATACAATGTCAATCGACTTGTATAGCTAAATAGCTGTACAAGGCGATAAGCAGAGTAGACATCACCTTCGATCATGTTAGTAACGTCAATCTTTACCAAATTGTAAAGATGACTACTAACACGATTGCAGAGGACTTTAAACCCTCTGTTTTGCTTCAATCTAACAAGTTGAAGCAACTCGGCAAAACAATTGTTGAGATCCAACACGTCGGCCCCCATCATATCTGATAGGATTCGACGTGCGTCTCTCGACAACGTTTCTGGAGACAGGTAACCGAGATCAACCATTAGAAGTAACCATTGAAGGTAAACTTCTGTGACGGTTTTTCGGTCTCTCGAGCTAAGCTCGACCCCATTCCTGCATAGGGGGCCCACAAAAGAATTTTGTAGGTCTTCCAAAACAAGGATTGTTTGGTAAGGGCGCATCGATTCTGACCTCCTAAAGTGTAGTTTTGACTACTAGCGAGTACATCACAGCTATCATAGTGATAGACGCGATTACGAATGTTAGTCTGTCCACACTACACCTCCGAAGGGACGATAGACCCTCTTAGAATTGCCTGTAGGCGTTCGGACGTAGAAACGCCCGTCGCGTACATGCAACTCAGGAGCCGACCTACCATAATCTCTACTACGGCGGGAGTGAAATACTCCGTCGCCGGGCCCTTCAAAACAAGATGGGCAGAATATGGTAGATCGATGCGGTAGCTGCTATCCGCCGAATCAGTGACCTTTTGAACATCGGTACACTGAAGTAGGATACTGACCCCTCGAGTAGAGGGAGCCATGTATGAACGCTCAACCTGAGTGCCAGCATAAATGTTGGCAATTTTGGAATAAGCGATCCGGATATTCTCGGGTAAATCTAAT